GTACATCACCGGCCCGCAGGTCGTGGCTCTCGCGACAAGGATGGTCGACCTGGCGTCGAAGTACATCGACGATCGCGCCCATCTCGCGCTGTTCATCGAAGAGGTGAAGCTGCTCGGCAATGTCACGGGGACGATGCCGCTGGAGCGAACATAGATGGACAACCCGGTCGAGCAGGACTTCTGGTCGGCTGCGGTCAAGCACCTAGAGATCGAGACCAAGGAGGTCTGGACTCCGCAGCCTGGTCCGCAGCAAGCCTTCATCGATCACACCGACGACATCTTCGAGATCATGTACGGCGGCGCTCGCGGGGGTGGTAAAACCGACGCCATGCTCGGCGACTGGATCGTTCACCAGCGAAAGTACGGCAAGAACGCTCGCGGAGCTTTCTTTCGCCGTGTCGCGCTGAACCTTCGCGACGTGATCCGCCGCTCGAAAGAGCTGTTTCCAAAGCTCGGAGCCCAGTGGAATGGATCGAGCCAGGAGTGGACGTTCCCGAACGGCGCGACGCTGAAGATTCTCCACCTCTGGGACGAGGGCGCAGCCGAGAACTACCAGGGCTGGCAGATGTCCAGAATATACGCCGAGGAGCTACAAGCCTGGCCTGACCCGGCACCGATCCAGATGATCAAGGCCATCCTTCGGTCCGCTGAGGGTGTCCCGGTAGGATTCCGCGCCTCAGCCAATCCCGGTGGACCAGGCCAGAACTGGGTCGCTGCGCGATACGTGTTTCCGGCCCCTGGTGGGTACAAGAGGATCTGGGATCCAGAGATCGAGCAGGAGTTGATGTTCATTCCGGCTCGCCTCGAAGACAACGAGATCCTGATGCGCAACGACCCCAGCTACGAAGCTCGGCTTCGGGGGTCAGGGCCGGAGTACCTCGTCAAGGCGTGGCGGTACGGCGACTGGAACATCGCTGCCGGTGGGTACTTCGACGACGTGTTCAGGTCAGACAAGCACATCATCAAGCCCTTCACCGTCCCAGAGTCGTGGCACCTCAGGAGGTCATTCGACTGGGGCTTCTCGAAGCCGTCATCGATGGGCGTATGGGCGATCTCTGACGGCACCGTGGTCGAGGAGCAGGGACTCTACTTCCCTCGCGGGTCCATGATCAGGATCAAGGAATGGTACACTGCTGAGAGAAAGAATGGCGTCGTGGTCCCAAACCATGGTATGAAGCTGTCGAATCAGGATCTCGGTCTGGGGATCGCCAGGATGTCGCTTGAGACCCTGCACGAGTATGAGCAAGACAGATTCAGAGGATGCGTCGCCGACCCTGCGATTTTCACTTCGCATGGCGGGCCATCGATCTACGATCAGATGCGAGCCTCAGCGTTCATGCTTCAGCATCGCCTCTACCTGAACAGGGCAGACAACTCGCGGATCGCAGGCTGGCAGCAGATGCGCAAGATGCTTCAAGAAGCAGCCAAGGACAACCCGGAAGAGCCTGGTCTGTGGGTATGCGAGAACTGCACTGACTGGATCCGCACGGTGCCGATTATCGGGCGCGACGACCGCAACCAAGACGACATCGACTCCGCGAGCGAAGATCATTGCGCTGACGAGTGCCGATATGCCGTGATGTCTGGTCTTGGGCCACGAGTGCAGGTGCAAGAATTCATGATGTGAGGTGAGAGATGCCGAAAAATCAAGACGTTGCTGAACGCACCGACGAGTCGCAGCTCCTGCTGGACCAGACGATGCTTCCGAGGTCGCTCATGGGCGGTACTCGGATGATGAAGCTGATGGCCCCGGAGTACCTACCGAGGGAACCGAAAGAGGGGCATGGTGTGTACGCGCAGCGTCTGCGCAGAACATTCCTCTTCAACATGTACCGCGCCGCCGTGCAGAACCTCTCCGGTCGACCGTTCGCCAACCCGCTGAAGCTCACTGAGCCGGTGCAGCCAGCGTTCGTCGAGTGGGCGAAGAACATCGACCTCACCGGCAGATCACTGCATCTCTTCGCCAGAGACCTGCTCACTGACGGCATTATCGCCGGTAGATCGCACATTTGGATCGATTCACCACGGTTTAGCGAGCCGGCAGCGACACTTGCTGATGAACGCTCGAGAGAGATGCGGCCAAATTGGCAGCATGTGCCTCCAGAGGCAGTCCTTGGGTGGCTGGACGAGCCCACTGCGATGGGGCCGAGGCTCACTCAGGTCAGGATCGAGCAGAAGATCCAAGAGCCGATCAGTCGATGGGGCGCGAGGTGGGTGAATCAGGTTGTCGTGCTGGAACCGGGTGGATTCGAGATCTGGCAGGAAGACCCTGATGGCCCCGGCGAGTGGGAGGTGAAGGACGGGGGCGAAACGTCGTTCACTGAGATCCCGTTCCTGACGTTCTACGCTGTCAGGGACGGCTTCATGGGTTCGCAGCCGCCGCTGGAGGACTTGGCGTTCACCAACCTGGCTCACTTTCAGTCGATGTCAGACCAGAGACACATCCTGCACGTCGCTCGGGTGCCGCTGCTCTTCGGGGCAGGATTCCCAGAGGCTGCTGAAGGCACGTCAGAGATCGAGATCTCGATCAATCGAGCCGTGCTCTCAGGCGACTCGAACGCGAAGCTCGGCTATGTCGAGCACTCAGGTGCCGCGATCGGCGCTGGTAGGCAAGACCTCCAAGACCTGCACGACCAGATGGTCGCCCTGTCGCTCGATCCAATGTTGGCGCGGATCGGCCACATGACGGCGACTGCCAGTGCTCTGAATGCCGCTGAGGCGCACTCTACCCTGCAGGCTATGGCGTACTCGCTGAGCAGCACGCTGAACGATGCTCTACGCATGACGCAGAGAATCGAGGGCTTTGAGGAGGTCGGTGAGATCCAGATCAACACTGAGTTCGGCCTGGCCCTGCGCGAGGCAGAGCACGTCGGCGCTCTCCTGCAGATGCGCCTCGCTGGCGATCTGTCGAGGAGGACGTTCTGGGCAGAGCTGAAACGGCGCGATGTCCTCAGCGACCTGTTCGACGCTGTCGTCGAGGACGACCTGCTGGAGGAGGAAGCCCCGTCGATGGAGATGATGGGCATCGAGGCTGGGCAGCAACAGGCGTTTGCTGAGGACGAGCCGGAGGACGATATGCCGCCGGTCGAGGAGCAGGAATGATCAGTTGGTTCAGAAGAGTACTCCCGCCGCTGATCCTGGTGGGTGCAATCACGAGCCTGGTCGTCATTCAGACGATCTCAAGGATCGAGTCGAAGTCGATGGTCATACCTTCGATCCCGGCAGCAGCGCCGACAGCAGCGGCTGACTACGCTGACGACTGGGCCGACTTCTCCAGCGAAGATGCCCCAGGGGTGATTCTCTACGAGGTTACAGAGCCGCTGGGCGAGGATGGGCATTCAACGAGCGACCTTGCTTCGGCTAGCGAGGAGACCTCAGATCAACCTGGCAGCGAGACTGAGGTCTCCTTGCCGCGAGCCCCCTCGCCCAGCGTCTCGACCCCGACTGGGGCGGCAGTACCAGCCAAGAGCAACCTAGTGATTATTGGCCAATTATTGAGTGACAGGGAGTGCATGGCTGGCGTCGTGTCGATACTCGTATTGCTGTCAGCACTTTACGTGACTCTCAGCAATCACTACGCAAGTGATTCGGCGAAGTGGGCCTTCGGTGCCATCGGAACAATCCTGGGGTACTGGCTCGGCGGATGATTCCAAGAGGATTTTGGTGGCGCTGGAGTACTGGCATGACACCGTCAGCCCAGCATTGGTCGCCAAGGCTATGGCGAAGCTACCTGCACCACAGCTCAAGGACGAGGATTGAGTCGTGCCGCTGAACGAAGACCTTCTTGACGCTGCCATCGCTGGCCAGGTCGACCTGCTCGCCTACGGCAACTCGATCGACCGAGAGTTGCGGGAGATTATGAGAGAGGAGGACGAGGCTCTCGTCGCCTTGATCATCCTCCTCTTGACGAGATCAGGCGTGGCTCAAGAGGGGAACGTGTTCACGGCGCAGCAGAGAAGGCGCGTCAACGAAGCCCTGGCTGAGATCAACGAGCGCACCAGGGAGTCGATGCGGCGAGTGCAGGCAGTCGTCGACCGAGCAGTGAGCGACTTGATTGAGGCGGAGTCAGAGGGCGAGTCTGATGCCCTCAAGGCCGCTCTCATCGCCGCTCTCGGGGCGGGGGTAGCATTCACCCCTCTGGCAGGACAGATCAGCGTCAGGCTGCAGCCAGCGCACGGCAAGACGACTGCTGAGTGGGCAACCTCGCTGCTCAACAGTCGGTTCGCTGGCATCAAGTCAGAGATCCGCAGGGGGCTCATCGAGGGCAGGTCGATCACCTCGATCTGGAGATCAGTCGTCAATGGGCCGCTGCGGCGATCGTCTCGCGACATAGATGCAGTGACGCGGACCTTGCTCGCGCATGCCAGGTCGCAGGTGAAGGAGGCTCTCTACAAGATCAACCCGTTCATCAAGCGGGTGCTG